AAAGTGTGTTTCTGATTTGCGTAAGCATACAGCACATATTTATTACGGTGACGATAACGGCATCAGTGTCAGTGAAGCTTTTGACAACGTCACGATGAAAACCCTTTCTAATAGTTTTCGTGAGGTTGGCATGGTTTACACTGATGAGGTCAAAAGTGGAGCCGTTCACGATCTAAGAGATTGGATGGAGTGCGAATTTCTTAAGCGTAGCTTTGTTATGCACAAGAATATTTGTCTGTGTCCTCTTAGACTTTCTGTCGTCTTAGAGATGGCCTACTGGCGTACTAAGAAATCTCAGTTCATGGAACAACACTTAGTCGCCGAAACCGCTCTTCAAGAGCTTGCTCTTCATGCTGACGATGTATTTGCAAAATACTCGGTCCAGATGATCAGAAAGATGCGTTCTTTGGGTTATAGCCCCACTTTTGTGGATAAGACTTCCCTTCGTGACGCGATCTTGAACAGCGAATAAAACAAGCAGGTGTGTTTCCCTTACCCAGCGATATTATGTCGGAGTAAGCTGGCGATGGACACTCACACCTGAACGTGGAGCTCCTATTTAGGAGAACTCGTCATGGATCTTCCACGGTTAGTAGCCAAAAATCCTGACCCCGACTGCAGTGCGTACTGTTTGACTTGACATCGTACTAAAGAAATTAAGTTGCTCAAAATAAACAAGAAACAATGGATGGCATCCAAGAAACTGCCGGACCCACCCATATCGTTGATGATATGGCCGCTAGGATCGCTGAACCCGAGCGACCAGCAACCATTTTAGGTGAAGTAGGTGTTAGACCCTACTCTGACCTTTCTCTTAAGAATTTTTTTGAGAGGCCTGTTAAAATTGATAATTTTATATGGGCAAACTCTGATGCTGCCAATACTGTCGTTTGGTCTTCCTCCATATCCTCCGCTCTTGAATCCGTAGATATGTGGGTTAAGAAATATGACGGTTATCGTAACGTCCGTGGTACTGCTGTTCTTAGAATACAAGTTAATGCTCAACCCTTTCAACAGGGAAGATTGTTGCTTCATTTTCTTCCAGTGGCCACACACATGGACTCGGGTGTCACTATGACCCCCTATGTCAAAATGCACAATTTTAATCTTGTTACCAAAACTCAACAACCTAATGTTGAATTGGATTGTAGAGATGCTAGTTGTGTTTTACGTATACCTTATTGTGCTCCCACTCAGTGGTACGACACTAAGGATAATTTGTACGATTGGGGAACTGCTTACCTCTCTGTTCTATCGCCCATTACCGACGCTGCCACAGCTAGTGCTGATGTCACCGTCTGGTTGTCCTTTGAGGACTTTGAAATGTGTGCCCCATATTATCCACAGTCTTCATCGGGCGCTAGTCTTCGAGGTTCTACGCCCCGACGTTCTAATCAGTCTGAGGAGGTCGATAAAATGCAGAATAATTCTATTTCATCTGCTTTGTCTACCGTTTCAACCGGCCTAAGCATTGTTTCCGGTATTCCAGTTCTTTCTACTTTCACTGAACCGGCGGCTTGGGCCGCTAAGTTTGCTTCAAATATTGCAGCTGCCCTGGGATACTCTAAACCTATTATGGATCTTAGTGTTAGCCCCTTAGCCATTAGGCCTTATAGAAATTTTGCCAATTCCGAAGGACTCACCGCCGGTGAGTCACTCGGTTTGGTTTCTAATCCATCTGTTGCAACTATGGTTGGCACTTCAGGGACTAGTGTTGATGAAATGTCTTTTGATTTCGTTAAACAAGTTCCTGCCTTTGCTAAGGCTTATAGTTGGTCTACAAGTGATGCTGAGGACACTGCCATTTTTGGTATGCTCATAGGCCCTGATACAATCCCCTTGAAAACCCTACACTCTGAGGCTGTTACCACTGATACTACTAAGTATCTCACTGGTGCTCCCTTCATATGTATGGCGCAGAAATTTCAATACTGGAGGGGTTCTATACGTATCACACTTAAGTTTATTAAGACTCAGTACCATTCAGGTAGGGTTCTTATAGACTTTCAACCGATTACACGCATCACGGAGAATGGTCCAAACAATTTAAATTCTGCATACATACTCAGAGAGATCATTGATATCCGCGAGTCTTCCGAGATTACATTGGAACTCCCCTATTTACACAACTCTGAGTATTTGCCCGTCCATCAAGTTTCTGGATACCTCTCTGTTCGTGTCCTTAATCAACTTAAGGCTCCATCTACTGTTGCCTCCACAATTAGTGTTTTAGCTTATTGTAGTGGTGGTCCTGATTTTGAGTTACAGTTTCCTGCTCTTGAGGATCGTTACCCCTTCACACCCCAGATGG